GAGGAGTCAGACGACGCCCCGGCCCAGTTCCACTACATCGTTGGTACAGCCCTCCGCCAAGGCGCTGACGTGTGCGTGCTCACGCAGTACCAGCCAGCTGCCTTGGGGGTGCCAGAGTAAGCCGGTTCCCGCTCTGCTTAGCATCGGGCCTGGGGTGCGCACTGGTCTGATCCGCCAGAAGGCGGCCCCTTCCAAGTATTGACAACATCATTGTCAACACCAATACCTGAGATCCATTGGTACGACTGGATTTTTGGGCAACTTAAAAGTTTTTATGTTATGGCTGCGCAGCGAGTGTTAAGAAAAATCACAGCTCGGCCTTGCGGTCGGGCTGTTTCTGTGTAACACTGAGGTCACGCCCGGAGGAACCGGGCACCCTGTTACTGAATTACATGGACACTACATTCAAAATCGACGCAGACCTCTGCAAACTCAGCTCTTGGTACTTCTCGGTCCACTGGGCGCGTCTGGCACTGGAGCAGCGGATCGAGCACTGCCGTGAGCTAAGCCTGCCGACCAACTACGACGAGTACCAAGCCCAGCAGCTGCTTGACCTAGAGCAGTTCCTCAAGATGAGCTGGGACCAGTGGATGGATCGCATCGAGGCGAGCCAAGCTGCACTGGAGGTCAAATGAGCCAGGTGCAGAGCATTGAGGAACTCCGCTTTGAAGGCGACCGCCTTGTTGTCGATGCCGTTGTGGACGACATGGTTGTGGTCATTCCGCAGACGCAGCTCGAACCAGCGGAGTGGGGGCCTGCCTTGTGCAGAGGCACCCTCTACTTTTCAGATGAGGACCTGATCCCAGCGACAGATGCCGAATTCCGGGCCATGCTCGCCGAACGAGTCGATGACTGGGCGCCACTCGACACGTCTGATTGGGACGTGTGAAGCTCGTGACCTGCGTAACCAAGACGACTATGACGACTGGTACGCAGGGCTAGAGCCCATACCGGGGGATACGCACTGGGTCAAGATCAAAACCTTGACCCAGCTTTACCGCCATCTCATCTACGTGTTCGCCATGAGTGACACGATCAGCTCCACTACACTGGCGCGGGTCGCGATCCACGAAATTCTCAAGTTGAGACTCGCGGATCTCACCCGCATACGCCAACAGGATCCCAATTTCTTTGCATGACTGATGCAGCAACAGTGCCCTTCTACCGCTCGTACCTGCTGGGAGGTAAAAACATTTACCTCGATAAGCTCTCGGAGTTGAGTGACAACGAGTTGAACCTGCTCAACATCGAGACGCTCGCCGCACTGGAGGAGGCTCGCCGAGAGCACGACGCCTTTGATAACAAGCAAGGTGAGGAGGCCGGTCCTGCTTACCGTCGTCTCAAGATCGCCGGTTACTTTCAGGCGGCGATCAAGCTGGAGCTGCAAAGCTAAGCTTCTCTACTACACTGCACCCGTTCTTACCCATGAAGATGTACATCCTTTCTGCGACGCAGTTCGATCAGATCATCAAAGCTCTGGACGACGCACGGTTTGCGCTGGACACGTACCAGTGCATTGACCTGGATATGTCCGGTCCCAGGCAGACCATTCCTTTGCCTGCAGGCGAAAGGCTTGTACGTACATCTGACGTACGCAAGCCGAAGTCTCAAAGTAAGACTCGTAAGTCTCGCCGCAAGGGCAGGGCGGTGTTGACGGAGGCGAAGGTGCTGGAGATTAAGCGCCAGTTGGCTGCTGGTGGCAAGTCGGTGTCGAAGATTGCGCGGGAGTTCGGGGTGCACAGCACCACGATCAACTGCATCAAGTTCGGCAAGACCTGGAAGAATGTGCAGCTCCAGCAGCCCGCCAAGGTTGTGGTGGACTGATGGGCGGCATTCTTTGTGATCACGAGATCCACAATCTGGCGCGACGTAACTTGGTCGCGCCCTTTCTGCCGGAGATGGTGAATCCAGCGAGTCTTGATGTGAGACTCGGCGAGAACCTGCTGGTTGAGCAGGAAGAGGTGCCAGCGTTACTGCCGTACAGCATTGCTGGGGCTACGCAGGAGAAACCGTTCCTGCTCTATCCGCATCAGTTCGTGCTCGCGGAAACGGTGGAGGAGTTCAAGCTGCCTGATTGTGTGGCTGGGCAGCTGGCGCTCAAGTCGTCTCGTGCCAGGGAAGGGATTGAGCATCTGCTTGCTGGTTACATCGACCCTGGTTACCGAGGTCGGTTGACACTGGAACTGCAGAACGCTAGGTCCCTACATCCTGTGGCGTTGTGGCCGGGTATGCGGATTGCGCAGATTGTGTTCCACAAGATGTCGATGTTGCCCGGTAAAAGTTATGCGCTCACTGGGCGTTATCAAGGTGACATTGCTGTTCAAGGTTCCAAAGGATGACTGACATTGTTAATCACCCGCCGCACTACACTCAAGGGGCGGTGGAGTGTATCGACGCAATCCATGCTGCCTTGGGTGACGATGGGTTCAAGGACTACTGCCGTGGTGCCTGCATCAAATACCTGTGGCGCACCAAGCACAAGAACGGCATCGAGGATCTCAAGAAAGCTCAGTGGTATTTGACTGAGCTGATCAAGCAAGAAGAGTCAGACAAATGAAATCTGCTAACAAACTTCAAACTTGACTCAAATTAGAGGTTGCCCGGTGGCCACTCCTCCCGAGGTGGTGGCCTTACCCCTGCCGGGCGATCCAGGGGTTACGCGATGTGCCACTAAAAAGGACGTAGCTACCTTAGCGGTCGTGTTTTCTAAGCGTGGCCGCCTTCCTTCTTTTCTAGTCCATTGAAACACCACTGCACCCACACTTTTCGTAAGGTCACAACGACCCACAACTGGCGCAACGGCATCCTTCGGACCTACTGGTTCAAGTGCAGCACTTGCGGCCACACCTGGAGAACTTATCGAGACCGCAACACGGGTCACGAGGTTCCAGACCCCGATAAGCACCGCGCCCTTACCCCAGAGGACGTGCGGTTCATCCTTACTGATCCGAGCTCTGGTTCAGAAAAAGCCCGGAGGCTTGGTGTCACACATCAAACCGTCAGCCAAGTTTTGCTGGGGCAGGTTCATAAGAATCTGTGGCCGGACATTCCACGGAAGAGGGCACTGGAACGACCTGTTGAGTCCGAGGACCAGCAGAGTTGCCGGCACTGCAAGCACTGGTGGAATGGTAACTGCGACCTAGACATCCCGGAGGCGGGTGGTCCTTACGCAGTCGATTGCTGCTACTTCCAAGAGGCGGACTGATGGCTATTTCGATAAACAGCAGGGCGTGCCAGGGCTGTGGGACGCAAACCACCAACCCGGTGCTGTGCATGAAGTGTTATCGCTCCAGTGCAGCAGGGCGGGAGGAAGACAGGTTCCAGCGATTGCGGCGGAGTTACAAGCCGCAAGAAGATGGGGGGCCATGCAAAAACTGCATACATTGGAGGCGGCGGTGTCTGCTGGGGTTTCCCGAGGGTGGGACACTCGCGGCGGCGGTGCTGTGCTCGGCTAGGGAGGTTGACAGCCTGCTAGAGTAGTAGGGTACACGCCCTACCAGGCATGGAAATCCTTCAAGGGATCGAGCACCTTCACACGCTCGACGACGCTTCGTTTGTTGCGTTTGACGTTGAGACCACTGGGCTTCAGCCGAAGTTCGGCGGTCTTCGTCTGTTGCAGCTGGCGACTTTCAATCAGCCGCCAGTGGTGCTGGACTGCTGGAGTTTTAGCGACGACGATTGGATCACGCTTGAGGAGTTTTGTTGCGTTCCAAGGAAGTGGCTGGCTCACAATGCGGTTTTTGACCTCGGCTGGTTGCAGGAGCACGAGATTTACCCGGAAGGCAAGATCTACTGTTCAATGCTGGCTAGTCGGATCCTGACGAACGGGCTGCCGAATTTGAAGCACGGGCTCCAGCACGTTGTTCACCGCTACCTCGGCCAAGACATTTCCAAGGAAGAGCAGAAGAGCGACTGGTCGGCTGATCTGCGCGTGGAGCAGATCGAATATGCGGCTAAGGATGTGGTGGTGCTGACCCAGCTGTGGGAGCCAATCACCAAGCGGATGGCGACTGGTGCGTTGATGCCAGCATGGGAGCTTGAGTGCAAGGCGCTCCCGGCGATGGCGCAATTATGGCGAACGGGCCTTCCCTTTAATAAGGAAATGCTTGTTCAACTTATCGAAGACCTAGACATCGAAAACGTCGAGGTTGGCGAGAAATTTATTGAAGATTTTGATTTGGCGCTTCCGCCAGAACACAAGCTCCATCGGGGCTTAGATGGGAAGTTGTTGTACCAGACAAAGCCGGGTCCAAAAGGTAAAAAACCGGACCCGAAAGTCTTCAACCTTAACAGTCCGGCGCAGCTGCTGAAAAAGTTCACTGCACTGCTTGGTGAGCCGCCGATGGACACGAAAAACAACAAGCCGAGTGCCAGCAAGTCGGCGCTCCAGGAGTATGTAGGTGATCACAAGGTTATTGCGGACTACCTGCGCTGGAAGAAAATCGAGAAGCGGCGGCAGATGGCCGAGACTTTGTTAAACAACTTGCACCCGGATGGGTTTATTCGAGCCAGCTATCTGCAGCTTGGTGCAGATACGGGGCGTATGTCGTGTATGTCCCCAAATCTTCAGCAGGTGCCACGGGATCCGCGTTTTCGTTCCTGTGTGCAGGCCCCAGCAGGGTGGAAGTTTGTAGTGGCGGACTACGGGCAGATGGAGTTGCGGCTCGCTGCGGCAGAAGCGCAGGATCCCTTAATGACTCAGGTGTTCCAGCAGGGGAAGGACCTGCATACGATTACAGCGACGCAGATTTACGGGGTTAGCGAGGAAGATGTTACAAAGGAGCAGCGGCAAGTCAGTAAATCAGCTAACTTCGGCCTCCTGTACGGAAGCGGTGCAAAAGGACTCAGAAACTACGCCGCAGCAATGGGAATCCAGATGGATCTTGATGAGGCGGCGGCAGTCAGGCAAAAGTTCCACGCTGCTTATGAAGGCATCGCCAAATGGCAGCGTACAAATGCTGCACTTGCTGATGCGGCTAAGGACAATCCATCTATCCGCGTACGCGAATCGGGCTTGCGGAGGTTTTTACCGGGTGAGCACAACAAACTCACCACTCGTTGCAACACCCCGATCCAAGGGGCAGGTGCCGCAGTCCTCAAACTTACTCTCGGCAAACTGTGGCCGTTACTCCACGGCGACGGGGAAGACGTGGTGCGTTTGGCCGGCGTGGTGCATGACGAGATCATCTTGCTCGTAAAGGAAGAACACGCTGAGACCTGGGCGCTCCAGCTGCAGACCGTGATGGAGGAAGCTGAAGCGCGGTGGTTGGGTGAGATTCCGCCGCTTGCCGAAGCTAAGGTCGGTGATAGCTGGCAAGAGGCCAAGTGATCCAGGCAGAAGAGTTCGAGTACCGCGTTCGGATGCACACGCGCCACGGTGGTACGCACGATCTCTTTGTTGTTGCTCCAGATGCTTTCGCCGCGAGGATGAAGGCTCTGGAGCTTTGCCCTGAGCACAGGCCCCAGTCGGTGCTGCGAGTCTCAGATTTAGTCGCATGAGTCGCGCCCGCACGGGGAGAGAAATCATGCTGGAGTGGCTCCAGCGGGAGATTCGGCAGGCTAAGACTGCGGATTTGCAGCGGGCGGCGGCTTTTTTGGAGTGGGCGCGGGGGATCAGGAAAGGGTGTGCCAAGCAGCGTGGTGGTGCCAGGGTGGCGCAGGCGAATGCTTGGCGGAAACGGGTGGATGAGGATGTGCGCTGGTAGGACTACTGTGTCGCATTGTGCTACTGTGTAGCAGATTAGACCGCAGGTTATGCCTCTGAACCACGGCAACAAGTTTTACTGTCAACTGCTGCTTGACCCGCATCGGTACAAGTTGGCGGAGCAGCTTGCCGTGGCGCAGAACAAGAAGGTGACGGCGCTGCTGCGGGAGATGGTGTATACGGCCTTGGAGAGAGCCTTGCCGTCGTCTGAATACAAGGCGGCGCAGGCTGCAGATGAGGCCGCGTGGCGCGAGTCGGTGAAAAGGCGGGTTGAGGGAAGGATGCGCTCCAGGCAAGAAGGCAGAGTGTCAGAAACTGACGCATGAGACTCCGTTGTGTTTCGTCACATACAGCGGCAGGGTAGGCCCTGCTTGTAGACTTACACAGTACACGCACACAAAGCGATGACGCGCTATGTCGTCATGGTCGAAGACCGCTGGGTTACGGTGGTTTACGGCCCTGGTAAAGGAATCGGCTTCACCAGATCCAAGGAGGACGCATCCTCTTGGGTCACGTACGAGAGGGCTGTCGCTGCGGCGAGAGTTGTTGCTGAGTGCACTAACTCTCACGCTGCTGTTCATTGCGTTGAAGAACCCGTCTACCCCCGGTCATGGAAGTAGTGCCGTTCCAAGAGCAGCTGGATCCGCAGCTCAATCTCGGTGAAGGTGTCTCACGCACCAGCTCAGATAAGACCGACTTATTTGAGCTGAAGGTATGGTTGCCTGGTCAAGGTGCTATGCGGGATCTCGTGCGGGCGGAGTCGCTCCAGCAGGCGATCACGTTTGCTGAGAATCGCTACCCGAACTGCAGGGTTGAGGTGCCCGCAGCGGCGGCGAAGAAACCTAAGCTGGCTCGGGCGAAAAATGGGCCACGTGAAGCGGCCCGGAAGCGTCTCAAACTTGTGGAGAAAAAGCGTGAGCACACAGATTGCTGACTGGGCACGTCAGTGCTGGGGTGAGGTCATCGTGGACCAAAACCGCGTTGACCTCTTAGAGAAGCTCTACTTCTGGGACGGACGGGACAAAAAAGACCATCCGCTCCACGACACCTACACCGGGTTGTACCAGAAGTACACAGCCAGCTAGGCGGAATCGCGGTCTAGACCAAACTGCTCGGCCAGGTTATCCGCTGCCTCGCGGATAGCCCAGGCCGCTTTTGTGCGTTCCAGCTGGTGGAGAGTGTTCAGAACGAGGGCAGCTTCAAGGAGGCCGCGATAGTCCTGTTTGTTAAACAGCTCCACCAGCCATTTGTCTTGGGCGGCTTTGTGGAAGCGAGACTCCGTGGAGTGTTCGATTGGGCGCATGGCTAGTTTTTGCGGATTCGCATGAACCAGCCTGTGTCGTTGCCTTCGATGAGCCAGCGAGGCAGCCAGTTCTTTCTGGAGTATGCGATGCCGGCGCCGCCTTTGTTGCTCACATAACCACCGTTTACAAGATTTGCTTCGCCAAAAGGGTCGTTATGGATGAAGTGCGTCGCGGTGTACCCAATGATGACGCTCCAGTGGCCGGTGCCACTCGGGTTGGATACGGGTCCACGATGGAGCCAACCGACTGGGACGGGGTGACCGTTGGCGATTTCTGTCTCTAAGTCCTCGACTGTGCCGTCCATTTCAAAGATGGCGTTCAGTCCCAGTGCTTTGAGGGCAGCTATCTGTGCTTTTGGGTCGGTGGTGTCACCAAAGCGAGCACGTAACTTGTTGTACTCGTAGTCTCCAGAGATCTTGCCGTAGTAGCGGGCCACCATCGCACAGCTGGAACTGAAACACTGGCGCCATCCCTTCGGGCCATCGTCAGATCCGAGCTGGTATTCGTAGGGGACTTTTAATAGCTTCTGGTCTGGCGGTACGACGGGTTTGGTGCCGGCGTGCTGCTCCATCAGCTGGATCAGCTTTCCAGGGTAGTTGGGGTCAGTTGCGTAGCCTTCTTTGTGCAACCACTTCGCGGCTTCTTCGCGGGTGGCGGCATTGTTACAGCCTTTGTAGTTTTTGTAATCTTTGTACCAGTGATCTACGAGGTAGATCACACAGGACAGCAGATCTGGGAAGTCGATAAAGCTGTCGGTGATGGTGATCCATTGGCCGTTGATGAACTCTTGGGTTTTTTTGTCGGTGCCTTCGCCTTTGAGTCCGAAGAAGTTGTTGCGGCCAGATACGATTTTGCCGTAGTTGGATTCCAGTGCCCATTGGGCGGATACAAGTTCGGGGAATTTGGCACCAGCGACGCGGGCGGCCTCCAATACACCTTCCCAGCTGTTGGGAAAGTTAGTTTGTTTACCTGCGACGGACCAGGTTTTGAACCAGTCCTGGTCGCGGCCCAAGATATGGGGATTCGCCTTTGTAATTACGGTCTCCAGTTCCGTAATTGCAGCCATCTGGTGCGGAAGACCTTTGTAATAACGGAAAAGGTCAATCAGGCGGATCTTGTTGTTGGGCATCGGACCAAGGGGAGTGGATGGTCATGGCACCACCCAGAAGGCGGCTTTTGGCAGTTTGTAGTTCGTCATTGGGTGGTTCGTTAACCACAACAGGTTTTGGTGTTAAAGGCTGAGCGGCTAGCCATTCTTTTTCGGCGGCGTCAATTTTGCGGGGTAGCGTCAGCTCGAACCACCACTGACGGATGGCGCGTTCAAGCCGACGTTGCCAGCCGGGTTTACCGAAAGCGATTAGAGCTTTTTTCCTTTGATGGCGCGAAGAGCGTGGAACACCAGCTGGATGATGCTGTTGTCGCGCAAAGGCGACAGCGCGATCAACTCGGAAGCGGCGGCCACGACGATCCAGAAGGCTGGATGCTGGATGATGTCCATTGCAGATACGGAGATCTGTATGAAGTGTAGCTGTACTAGAAAAGAGATCCAGCGCACGCAATAGTTTCTATCGCTACATTCGGGGTAGCCACCGCTGGGTATGGACCATCGTATTGAGGATGGCCAATACTTAAACAAAAAAGAAGCAAAGGCCCGCTTTAGACAATCAATTCTTAAGCATTGGAATAACTCTTGTGCATACTGTGGTACAGATCTTGGGCGGTCGGCAACCTTAGATCATGTGCACCCGAAATTCAAAGGTGGGCATACGCACCAGCAAAATTTGGTAGCTTGCTGCTTTGGATGCAACATTTCGAAGTCAGCCCAAGATTGGCTGGAGTGGTACAGGGACCAGCCTTTTTGGGAACCGCATCGGGAGGATGCGATTGTCGCTTGGATTACCGGGGGACTTGTTGCGTAGGGTCCCAGCCCATGTTTTCTAAGTACATGCGGGCGATGTATTCATCTTCTGCATAGCGGCAAACACTGTCCTTGCACGCGCGGTAGAAAATCTCGCCACGTTCATTTTCGAGTTGTTCCAGCTTGTAGCCGGTGCCGAAATCAGTGGAATGAACGACGCTCATCAGGATTTTGCCTCCAGTTTGGACACGCGCTGCTCAACGCTACCGAGCCGACCAAATGTTTCTTTTCGATCTTCCTTGATGTCCTTATGTAACACCTCAAGCTGTGTGGCTATGTGCTCCACGGCACTTGTAAGCCTGATCACAGCATCGCGTGCTTCATCAGACTTTCTACTAAATCCCATTGCGCCCATCGCGGCGACTGAGATAGATGCGCCGGCCACTGCGGCAATGACTTCAATCATGGCAGCAGTGGCCTACTTCGCCAGCTTAGCGATCACACGTCAGCGGTATTCGTTGACGGGAATGCTCTGCCGGCGCCCCAGATGATGCGCACTGCACCGCTGGCACCATCGGAGCCAGCGCTGTCACCTCCGCCGCCGCCACCGCCATAGAGGCCACCAATGCCTGCACCGTTGACATTGCCAGAATCGGAGCCGTTATCGCCACCCGAGCCACCGCCACCGCCGTCGCCAACGCCGCCAGTGGCTGCTGCACCGTTTGAGCCTTCCCCTAGGATGCCGACGCCGCCACCGCCTCCACCAGCGGTAGCGCCTCTATCTCCACCACCGCCAGCTCCACCAGCGCCTGCAGTGGGAGCAGTGAAATTGGTGCCACCATCGCCGCCATCGCCGGAGTAACCACCACCGCCACCACCGCCACCACCGACGGAGTTACCGCTTGCTTCACCTGCCCCACCGCCATCTCCGCCGCCGTCATAGCCCAAGGTTGCCCCGCCTGAGCCTCCATTGTTTAGTACTCCAGATGACGCACCAATACCACCGCCACCGCCATTTGCCTGCACAACTGTTGAGCTGGCGTAGGTGATAGTGGAGTTGCCCCCTGCCGTACCAGCAGAGGAGATGCCTCCCGTACCGCCAGCCCCCACTTGAATTGTTACCGTTTGCCCTGGAGTAACGGCAATGTTGTTTTGGTAGGACAAGCCGCCACCACCGCCGCCAAGATCAAAAGTCCCATCGTTACCTGCGCCACCACCGCCGCCGCCAACGCAGACGGCGCAAATACTCGTCACGCCAAACGGCACAGTCCAGCTATGGCTGCCTGCGGTTGTGAACGCCACTTGCCCAGGCAATGCGGTTTGACCGCCTGCCATTGCCATCAACCCTTGCGCAATGTTTCTCATGGCTCAATCCACGTAGTCAACAAGGGCAGAACCACGCCAGCGAGTGCCGCCATCTTTGGTGACAAACATAAACAGATGAGTTTTGCCAGTGGTCAATGGTGGCGTTACATCGTAAGGCCATTTGACTGATGTAGGCCAAGTAATAACGCCGCTTGTGTGTGTCAGTTCCAGCGTGAAAGCATAAGCACGGCCAGAGCTAGGTGGATTGCTGAAGGTAAATGTGCTATCTGCGGCGATT